AGCGAAACGCGTTGAAAAGCCTTGTTTTTATAGCTTTTTATTATGTCGCAAAATATTATGTTGTAGTTTTGAGGGTTGTGTTGTATAATTTTATTATCAATGCCAAAAGCTATGGACAAAAATGGATTAGCGCTTTTAGACCCGCGCCAACAGCTTGCTCTTGAATATTATACAGACCCAGCAAGCGAAACTTTCGGCAGTGCGCAAGGCTCATTGCTAAAAGCTGGATTTTCGGAGGGCAGAGCAAAAGACCCTCAAAAGATTGCATGGTTTCAAGCGCATCGCGCGTCTTTTCATGTTGATTTGATAAAGAAAGCAGAGAAAAACCTGGATAGAATAGCTTCAATAAGCGTAAAGCTAGACACAAAACTCAATGTGGAGATAGCTAAAATGCAAGCAGATGTTAGTAAGTTTATAGTTGACCGCCTAGCGCAAGGCAAATATGGCAAGGGAACGGAGCAAGTAGCACCGGCCATTACAGTCAACATAGTTGCGCCAAAAGCCCCCAGCGCGACGCGCGACGCGCAGGTTGTGGAGCCGGAGATGATAGAGCAAGGCGACGCGCCTAGCACGTAGCGCGTGTTGCGTTGCGATAGCAACACTCTATATATAGTATGCGATAGCATACATTCTTTTTAATTAGATAGTATTGCTATGCAATACAATAGTCTTTATTTATGTTGATTGAATAGTGGAGGGGTATGCACCCTTTGAGATGTAATATGTAAATAGTTAATAGGGCAAAAATCGCGGCACCCATTTTTTCAGAGTCGAGGGATCAAAGCGCATCGTCCTTAAAGCACCGTGCGTGGCTATAAATAAGGTTATTTTAAGGTATATCTTGACTCAAGTCGGGTATTGTTGTGTATATGTCGGACGGTATTGCTTTTTTCTGAAATTATTGGTAAACTCTAGGCATAGATGCCTCGTTTCAATTGAAACGAAGGTTAACCGCCTAGAGCGGGTTAAATCTATAAACATCATTTTTTCTTTTTTGTCTGCTTTTAGGGGGTAAACAAGGCATTCTGTCCGACACTAAAATAAAATTTGGCTATAAATAAGGTTATTTCCTGTCGGACACGCTGTCCCCACCCCTTTAATATTGTCGGACATTGACATTCTGTCGGACATATAATAGACTTAGGGTATATGAAATACAGTTTTAGATTAAATGAAGTTGGAGATGAGAAGTTGTTGTCGATGAAGCATTATTTGGTTGAGAAGAGTTTGGTTAAGGAAGATACGATTACCGAAGTTGTAAAGTTAGCCCTTGTTGTTCTTGAAAGAGATATAAATAAGGAAAAAAAGAAAAAGGAGGAGGATTATCAGAAGTTCCTTAACTCAAAGCAATCATGATAAATATAAAAAAAATAGCAGCTGGTATAATCAGAGGTGAAGTTTATAAGGAAAAGCGCGACTCAATTATAAAGAATGGTGTTTGCCAAAGATGTGATTGTAAATTCGACAACTTAGCTTTAATGCGAAGAAAGACTATTGAGAAGATATTAGAAGATCTGGAGCTTCGAAATGAAACAGAAATAACTCTTGATATAGATATGTTTTTTAGGGATTATATCCTTGTTTGTAAGGATTGTTGTATTGCACATAGACATAAGTTATTCGATGAGGTTGACTTAATTCAAATCAAAAAACAAAATAACGATGTTTTCCTTGAAGAGGATGATGTCAATTTCGACTCATTTGATGGTACACTGATGTAATATATGAGCGAACAAGTAATCACACTGCCACATCATTTTGAATCCCGATGGTATCAGGAGAATTTCGTGTACCAGTGGGAGAAGAAGAAAAGACTTATCCTAGTCGCGCATCGCCGTGCTGGTAAGGACAAAATGGTGTTCGCAAACCTTCCTGCCAAGATGTTACAACGTGTTGGTACATATTTTTATTTCCTGCCGACATATAACCAGGCTAGAAAGGTTATCTGGAATGGCGCCGATAAGGACGGTTTTAAGTTTTTGGATCACTTTCCTAAGGGCATCGTGAAGAGTATCAATCAGACGGAAATGACTATAACATTGACGAACGGCTCTATATTGCAGATGGTTGGTGCTGATAATATTGATAGGATTGTCGGAACAAACCCTGTGGGAGTTGTCTTTTCTGAGTTTGCCTTGATGAAAAGGGAGGTTTGGGACTTGATTTCTCCTATTCTTTTGGAAAACGGAGGATGGGCTGTGTTTATTTTTACTCCCCGAGGGAAGAATCATGCCTATGATCTTATTCAAAAAGGGCAAAAAGACCCTGATTGGTTGGTAGAAATCCTGCCTGTAAGTAAGACCAAAGCCTTAAGCGAGGAGCAAATCGCGGAAGCGAAGATGAATATGACGAAGGACCTGTTTAATCAGGAATATGAGTGCGAATTTGAGGATAACGTAGGTTCTGTGTTCAAGAATGTGCCTTCAAGGACATATCCTGCTGAAACATGGGTCGAAAACCCAGGTTCTGTGTATCAAATAGGGGTCGATTTAGCAAAAACGACCGACTTTACTGTCATAACGCCCTTTGATTTAACGACATTTAAAGTCGCGCCTCAGGATTCGTTTAATCAGATTGATTATACGTTGCAGAAGACCAAGATTGAGGCGGCATATCATCGGTTTGGGCGAGGAAGAGTAGTGATGGATAGTACAGGTGTTGGTGTGCCGATTGTTGATGACTTATTGAACAAAGGGATTAATGTCGCTCCGTACACTTTTACATATAATAGCCGTAACGAATTGCTAGTGAATCTTCAAATTCTATTAGAGCAAGGGAAAGTAAGTATCCCCGATCATCCTGAGTTGATTGAGGAGTTGGAGAGTGCATATTGGGATACTACAGCTAGTGGCAGGTCAAAGATTGTTGTTCCTGATGGAAAACATGACGATAGAATGATGAGTCTTGCATTAGCTGTTTGGGATATTCCTTATACTAAGGTGACACAGGCATCACGCATGAATGTCGTCGAAGCTGGTGGAGTGGGAAACTTTTACGATGATTTGGGGTATTAAATATTATGATTGAAATACCAGACGAAGCATTACGATATATGTCAGCCGAGGAAGCCATACCTCGTGAACAGAAAAAAAGTACTATTGTCGAGGACATTAAGTGGTTGAATGATGGCTTTTATGTCTTCTTGGAAGGGGCTGAATATCCAATGCAGGGTTTTTCTACCCCAAAATTTATGGCGGATGCCAATATTGCCAAACGTATGTTAATGGGTGGCGTTAAAGTTCTTTCGCAGTGGTGGATGATTCCTGGTGTTTTGGTTGCCCTTGCGTTTAATAAATATAATGTGTTTGTTGAATATTATACTGAAAGTGCTTATAAGGTCATGCGAGACCATGTTTTAAAAGATCAGTTCCAAACACCTTTCGCTAAGGAGTTGGAATGGATGATTTATTGTTTCGTGAATAATATTAATATTCGACCATATCTAGCCCAAGCTTTATCAGAAATTATATCGATGATTATATCTGGCGATTCGGCATATAGGTTTAGAGTTATGGATATGTTTAATGAGGTTAATAAAGAGGCTTTAACAAAAAATCCTAGCAAAGAGATTAAAAGATTAATGGCTTTGTTTGCAGAAAGAGAAAAAGACCCTACTGTAACAAAAAAGTTTCAGCAATTTGCGCTTCTAATAAGTGTTGCTTTTATGGTTCCTAAAATAAGAAAAACCTTTATTGAAGTTGTTGATAAGGTTGATTTTAATAAATTAAAATTTGATGAAATAGAATCTTACTGGGCTTGTTTGTTTAATGATTATAATTCTTTCGGTAAGAATGATGAAGAGAGAAGACAATATATTGGCGATGCGTCAATCCCCGTGTTACAATAATAGTAATGATAATATTTCTTGCATGTGCAATTATTTTAATCATCATGGGTTGTGTTTACTTTGGTGTTTATTATATGTCGAAGGATATGACCCAAGAAGAGGTAGATGATATTATAGCGAATCTTTATAGGCAGGATAATAATAAATTTGATTTATGACAAAACACGAGACAATTTTACAGTACACAAAAATAGTTTTAGGAATCATCGCGCTCATTATGTTCGCAATTTTCTTGACTAAGTAATTTATGGTATAATATTTTTATATATGGATGATAAATTAATAATAGAGCACCGAAAGGAGAAACAAGAATCCGAGGACTTTAAAAAAAGGCGCTTTGCTCAATGGAATGAGAATTATAATTTATATCGAGACCTGGTAAAAACTAATCGCCTTACACAGCGACAAGCTATTAACATCCCTATCATGAGGGAAACAATCCAAACTTGGATTTCTAAGATTGATGAAACACCTGATTTAGTTTTTACATCACGTGGGCGAGGAGATAAGAATAAAACTGGAGAGCTTATTGTAAAAGAGCTTTGGGATTATTATTTTGATAAAAACAAACTAGACATTTTAGATAACGTTGATAAGAAAATTGTTGGACTACAAGGACGTTCATTCAAGATTTGTGGAGTAAGTAGAGGCGATTTCTTTGTTGATATTATTGACCCTTATGATATTGAAATTTCTCCAAAAGGAAATCCTTTGGATTTGAATGACGCACAGTACGTTATTCGAACACACATCTTTAAACCTTTAAGAGAAGTTCTTGCTAATAAGAATTACAGTGAAGATGCGAAAACAGCATTAAAGATCTACATGGATAGTAAAGAAGGACTTATTCAAGCTGCTGCAACGCGCGAAGCATATATCGAAAAGATGGACAGACTTCGTGACTTGGGCGCTGAAAACTTTGATGATTACAATGTGTCTGAAGTATTGGTTGAAGTGAATGAATCTTACAAGATGCAATGGAATAAAGAGAAGAACCAATTTGTTCGGAACTTGATTGTTATTGCACTTGATAAAGTTGTTCTATTTAACAAACCATTGAAAGATGCTATTGGAATTTCTAAACTTCCTATTGTTTCATGGGCTGATGATCCTGATTTGAATGATATTTGGTGTGATGGTAAAGGAGACTCTGTAAGAACTGTTAACAAGGTTGTGAATATGTATATCTCACAAGATATTGAGAACAGAACATATCGAACTTTCGGTATGCGATTCTTTAATACATTGAATGGTACATTCTCGCCACGTGCTTTTGATCCAAAACCTTTTGCAATGTATGGAGTACCAGGAAATCCTGCAGATATATTCCAAGAGATGACAATTCCAGAGCTTGGAGATACAACAAACAACATCAACTTCTTGAAAGAGATGATTCAATCTTCTGTTGCTCAAACTCCAACTGAACGAGGTCTTGCTGCCGGCTCACGAACAACTCTTGGTGAAGTTGAAATTAATCTTCAACAGTCACAAGGACGAAACTCTGTATCATCAAAACATTATCGACGTTGTTGGAAAGAGGCTGGAGAATTATTCTATGAAATGATGAGTCAAAACAAAGCAACTCCTATTACTCTATATAAGGAAGCTCCAAACGGTGAACTACAAAGAAAAGATATTTATCCTTCTGAATGGATTTTGCCTGAAGGTTATGAATGTAAGGTTTCTGTAAGAGCTGATAAAGACATGGCTGATCAATTTGCCCTACAAAAAGCACAATATGTTATTGCAAATTTCCAAGCAAACCCTACAGCGTTACGAATTGCTCGACGAAAACAACTTGAAATTATGGGGTGGACTGATGATGAAATCAACGAGGCAATGTCTGCTGAAGAAATGGCTGAGGAGTCTGTAATGGAACAGCCTGAAATCGAAGAACCAACAGGACAAGCAACAGGAAGACCTTTTAACAATTCTCAAATGCTTCAACAAGCGACAGCCTAAACTATACAATTACTTAAAAAATATCTGGAAAAAATCGGAGTAAAAGATTTTAGTGAGCTAAATCCAGAGGAAAAATTAAATTATAATTCATGGCAGGAGTCTTTGTCTGGAAGAAGACTAACAGATAGAGATGTTGCGACTTTTCTTATTTCAAAAGAAAATGAGATAATAAGCGAGCTTATTAAGACTGACATTGCTGATAAGAAAGATGTTTATCTTAAGATGCAATTGGATCTGATAAGACAAATTAAGATCTTTTTAGCAGCTCCAGAGTTGGAGAAGAAGATGACAGAGTACACATTACAAGAGTTAATGAAAAACTAATGATTTTTAAACTAAGGGTAGAAGAAATGAAAGACGCGCGAGGTAAAAAAGTTCGCGCAATGATGATGACTTTAGTAACACAAAATGAAGGTCTAGGAGATATTCATTCTGTTGCTGAGCTTTCAAAAGGAAGTCCTCTTCAAAAGGAAATTGATTGGTTGATTAAGAATATGGTTGACCAAAGAAAAGAACAAATCAAAGATAGTAATAAAAAAAAGATTGATAAACATAAGAAAAAATAATATGAAAAAAAATACATTTTATAAAAAAATAGATAGTATTAGAAATAAAGCAATAAACGCAACAGCAACGGCTATCGCTGCTCCAAAAATTCTGAAATCAAAAAGAATCCAAGGAATAGTGAAGAGTGAAATTTCTGCAATTAAGGAAGCCAGAGGTTACAAGGATGCATCTAAAAACAATCCAGAGAGAGTTCATGCTGAGAGAGTCGTTGATTATGTAAGAGGAAATGTTTCTAAAAGAATGAAGAAGCCGATGAAAAAGTAGCTTGTACTTAAAAATCATTGTATAATAAATATATGTTTGATAAATATTTAGAAAAAGAAAGTTTTAATAGCGAAGATGTTGCATTTATTAGTAAGCACATTGATACAGCACCTAAGGCTTTGTTAGAAAGACTTGGGCTTGCTGAGTTGGTGGTAAAAGAAGAGGAGGTCGCAGAAGTCAAAGAAGAAGTAGAAAAACCAGTACGAAGACGAAGAACAATTTAATTAAAATAACTTCCCAAACCACGCTGCGTGACGGGACAAAAAAATATGACAACAGAAGAAATCCAAACTCCAGAGGTAGTAACTGAAGGAACGGAAGTAGAGCAAACTACAGAACAGCCAGTCGAAGTTCCTGCCGAAACAGAGATTGATTATAGAAACAAATTTAGCGAATCGTCAAAAGAAGCTCTGAGACTCTATGAAGAAAATAAAATTAAAGATGCCGAAATCGAAAGATTAAGACAACTCGCTGAATCAGGCAAACAAAATTCAGAAGAATCAGAAATACTATATCCAGGTTTTGATACTTTGTCAGAAGCAGAGCAAGAAAACCTTCTTGCATATACAAACAGTATAAAGAAAGGAGTAAGAGAAGAGCTGTATAAAGATCCAGCGATTGCTCACTCTAAAAAAGTTTATGCTGAAACAAAATGGAATGAGGCTTTCAGCAATGTTGCAAATAAATATCCTGAACTTAAAGAAGACAGTGAGTTCAAGCAGAAATACTTTAATGCTAATAATGTCCCTGACAATATTGGCGATATATTAAATGATCTTGCGAAGGTTCACTTGTTTGATAAGGCAAGAGATATTGGAGCAAAGGAGGCTGTTGAAAAAGCAAGTCA